ATGAAAAAATTTGTTTCCGCGTGTCTGATGGCAGGTCTGCTGACCTGTGCCGCCGGTGCGGCACAGGTCGGTACGATCAACAACAACTATCCCGGCGATACCGAAGCGCAGGCGCAGATGCTTTACGATCTCGGACTGTTCAAAGGCACCGACAAGGGCTTTGCACTGGAGAAATCCATGACCCGCGCAGAGGCCTCGGTGATGCTGACCCGTCTGCTTGGCGCAGAAAAGACCGCACTGGCAGGAAACTGGAAGCATCCGTTTACCGATGTGCCGCAGTGGGCGGACAAATACGTCGGCTGGCTGTATCAGAATGGTTTGACCAAGGGCGTTTCCGCGACAAAGTACGGCTCGCAGCGCAATGTCACCTGCGGCCAGTATTGCATTTTTCTGACCCGGGCACATTTGGATGCGGACAGCTATCAGGGTACGGCTTTTGTCGATAACGATGAGGTACGGCAGACGGACGAGGAGGGCTTTATCCGCGGAGATGCGGTTTCGCTCTCGGCGCGGCTGCTCAGTACGAACTACGCGAAAAATGGCGATGAAAGCGACCGCAGTGTGGCGGAAAAGCTGATCGACGACGGCGTTTTCACGGCGGAACAGTTCAAAAATGCGGCATGGGACGTTCTGCCGCGTGATTACGGCAATGATTACCAGTACGATGGCAAATGGAACCTGATTGCTTCGCCGTTCGTCTGCCAGATCGCAGATGTGACAGTGGCGCAGTGTCCGATTGACGGAGTGCAGCCTGTCAGCGGTACAGACCGTTATGCGCAGAGTGATATGAGGCGGTCGAATTTTATCCTGTACCGCATGGACAGCAAGACGATGAAACTGACGCAAGTGCTCTCGCTGTCGAAAGGAAGTTCTGTGGAATATCTCGGTCGTGCCGGAGAAACCGATTATCTGCTGGTGTACGACCGGAAAACGGAAACGTATTCGCTGTGCTCAGTGCACGGCGATACGGTCAAAACCGAACTGACCCTGACCGAAGCACAGCAGCAGGCAGCACGCACTGTTTATCAGAGCGCACGCGGCTGCATCATCTGCACGGACGAGACGACCGGTTATAAGCTCACGGAAACAGGCGTGGAGCCGTTGGGCGTGGCAGCGAGTATCTGCCGGCTGACGGATAACGGCATGATTATTACGCAGAACTGTACGGCGGACGAAACCGTGCTGACGGCGTATAACTGGAACGGTCAAAAGACAGACAGCTATACCATCTCGAATGCGTATCAGTCGGATGATGCCGAGGTGCGCAAGCATTGTGCGCCGCGGATAATTGGCAGCGACGGTGCGCTGTTCTGGGGCACAGCCGGGCTGTACCGTGAAGAGAACGGCCGTCTGGTGCAGGTGACAGACTCTCCGGTCATCAGCGTAAAGCAGGATGCGGATGGGGCCTATTATGCTGTTTCCTGCGATAAGTCTGAGCGGACGGAATACTATTCGGATGGTATCGGATACATGGTCGGTGATATGCTCGTGCGTATCGCGCCGGATGGAATGCAGACTACGCTTGCAACACTCGATGACATTCTGATCGACGAGGTAAAGACGGTCAAAAGCGGTGCTGTTCGCTTCACAATCGCTATTCCGACAGAGGGCCATAGAAGCGGACACTATACCTGCCTGTTGAAAGACGGAAATATTACCGTCCGGTCTGCAACCGATGATGTATTCTACATCTGGGGTAACGATGCGCTGGAAAACGAACAGGAAAAAATAGATAAGATTATTGCGAACCAGAAAGGTGAAGAATAATGGCAGAAAAGAAAAAGCTGGTCAGCGAGATCACGTCTATGGACGTGGACTTCGCGCAGTGGTACACAGATATTGTTAAAAAGGCTGAAATGGCCGATTATTCGTCCGTAAAGGGCTGTATCATCATGCGTCCGTACGCACAGGCGCTGTGGGAGAACATCCAGCACACGCTGGACGGCATGTTCAAGGAGACCGGTCACGAGAATGTAGCAATGCCGATCTTCATTCCGGAAAGCCTGCTGCAGAAGGAAGCCGACCACGTTGAGGCTTCGCGCCGGAGTGTGCATGGGTAACGCACGGCGGCAACGACAAGCTGGAGGAGCGTCTGTGCGTTCGTCCGACTTCGGAGACGCTGTTCTGCGAGCATTACGCAAAGATCGTTCGCTCCTGGCGCGATCTGCCGAAGCTGTACAACCAGTGGTGCTCGGTTGTCCGTTGGGAAAAGACCACCCGTCCGTTCCTGCGCAGCCGTGAGTTCTGGTGGCAGGAGGGCCACACCGTTCATGCTACCGCCGAGGAGGCTATGGAAGAGACTCTGCGCATGCTGAACATCTACGCGAAGTTCTTCGAGGAGTGGCTGGCCATTCCGGTCGTTAAGGGCGAAAAGACCGAGAAGGAGCGCTTTGCCGGTGCAGAGAACACCTACACCATCGAGGCCATGATGCACGACTGTAAGGCTCTGCAGTCCGGTACCTCGCACTACTTCGGTGACGGCTTTGCACGCGCATTCGGCATGCAGTACACCGATAAGAACAACACCCTGCAGTATATGTATCAGACCTCCTGGGGCGTTTCCACCCGTATCATCGGCGCAATCATCATGACGCATGGTGATAATGAGGGCCTGGTTCTGCCGCCGCGCATCGCTCCGACCCAGCTGGTTGTTATTCCGGTTGCGGCTCACAAGGAAGGCGTTAAGGAGAAGGCAACCGAGCTGTACGAGCAGGTCAAGGCAGCGGGCATCCGTGCCAAGATCGACCTGAGCGACAATACCCCGGGTTGGAAGTTTGCCGAGTACGAGATGAAGGGCATTCCGCTTCGTCTGGAGGTTGGTCCGCGCGATATCGCTGAGGGTCAGTGCGTACTGGTTCGCCGCGACACCCGCGAAAAGACCGTTGTTAAGTTCGAGGATCTCGAAAAGACCATTCCGGCACTGCTGGAGGATATCCAGAAGTCGCTGTATGAGAAGGCGCTCGCAAACCGCGAGGCGCATACCTATACCGCAAAGTCTCTTGACGAGATGAAGTCCATCCTTGCTGAGCACACCGGCTTTATCAAGTCCATGTGGTGCGGCGACCTCGCCTGCGAGGAGAAGGTCAAGGAAGAGACCGGTATGCCGAGTCGCTGCATGCCGTTCGAGCAGGAGCACATCGCAGATACCTGTCCGGTCTGCGGCAAGCCTGCAAACAAGATGGTTGTCTGGGGCATCGCGTACTAAGCGAAGTCTCAGAACAAAAAAACTGCACAAGCAAAAAGTCCCTCATCAGTCGATGAGGGACTTTTTGCGCCAATAGAGAAACTTTTTCAGCAGATCAAACGGTTTGTGCGGCAGTGATCAGATACCGGTTGCAAAGCTGCCAATTAGGAAGCCGCCGTCTGTATTCTTAACGAGAATGAAGAATGAAGCAGTGGCATTCTTCAGGTCATAGATCGAATTTGCCGACGGCTTCATTTTAAACGGACAGTCGAAAACCATCGGCTTGCCGTCATACAGAACGGCGAATTTACAGCCGGCTGGGAGCAAATACTACCAGCCGGCTGCGTGTAAACGGGTAGATAGATTATCTGCAGGAATTATTGCCGCTGCAGGAATTGTTATTGCCGCAGCCGCAGCCGCAGCGATTGTCATTTACGCCGGCACTGCCGGTGAACAGACAGCCTGCCTTGTCGCTCTGCGGCGGGAAAAAGGCGTCGATAGGGAAGTCAAAGCTCGAGAAGATCTCGCACGGGTCCTGCTCACCGCCGACACCGCTGTTCGAGCAGTCGCGCCGCGGCAGACATACGTCGTAAGCGGGCATGAGCAGCTGAATGTCGCGCTCAAGTCGGATGATCGAGAACTGACCGAGGGTTACGAACAGCTGATAGCCATCGTTGCTGAGCACGAGATCATCACCGCCGAAGCACGAGCAGATTGAACGGGGTACTTCATGCAGCGCGCAGCAGCAATAACTTAAATGTTAGAGGTTTGAGGTATAGCAATTTTGGGGTGGATTGTCAGATGGAGGTCGCTTTTGGCTTTGCCGTAGACACGGACGGTTTTATGGTAGTCTATACGGCGGATTACCTGCTTTAAGAGAAGATTTTGTTCTTTTGGATCTTCCAGTGTGGGGTATACGTCCAGCACATGACGGATGAGTGGCGCGGAGTTCTTCTGCGCTTCAATGTCTGTCTGTTTATTATGGAGTTTGCGCTCGATCTCGTGCTTTATGTTTAGCAGTGCGGTCTGATCTTGGCTAATTGCGGATTGACGCTGCAGGAACGTTTCCTTACTGTAAAAACCATCTTCGAGCAGTTCATAGGTACGCTGCAGACGGCGGTTTATATCGGTAAGCTGCTTCTCGATGTTCTGCAGTGCGTTTTCTTCGCTTTTCGTGTCCAGAAGGGCAGGAGAGCTGAGTTCGATCTTGTGAAGAAATTCGCGGAGAGACTGCAGGACAAGGCTTTCCACATCTTCAAACAGACTGGAGACGGTAGAGCAGGACGGATTTTCACAGCCAAACCGGACTTTATCTTCACGGCGGTATGGATGGCGAGACATCAGTTTACCGCATTGGTCGCAGTAGACCAGTCCGGCCAGCGGATTCATCTGCTGGTATTTGCGCGGTACACGCGGCGTAACGGTGTCTTTCATGCGCTGTTGGACGCTGTACCAGACGTCCCGCGGGATGATCGCTTCGTGTATTCCTTCGTACAGCTCACAGTTTTTATTGACCGGTCGCTTGGTTATCAATTTGCCTTTTTGCACGATTTTTGTGTTGACCTTCATGGCACTGGGGATAAAACCGGCATAGTGCGGGTTCTGCAGGATGGCACGGGTAGTCGCGGGCACCCATTTTTTATCGAGCGGTGTGCGGATCTTCATAGCGTTCAGTTCGTTTGCGATTTCGGAAAAGCCTTTGCCGGAAAGGTACATATCGTAGATGGTGCGGATTACACCGGCCTGCGGCTCAACCGGTCGAAGGGACCAGCCGCGGCCGTCCAGTTTGTAGCGTTCATAGCCGTAAGGCGGACGTCCGGGAACGTAGTGGCCTTCTTTCTTTGAGGCTCTCGTTCCGGCCAGCTGACGGCGGCGGATCATGCGGTACTCCTGGCGCGACATGAACAGGCCGAACTCCATCCATTCCTCGTCTGCCTCCTGCGTGGGGTCGTAGGTTTTGGCGGGTGTTACGATGAGTGTGCCCGAAAACTTAAACGCTTGGGCGACGATGCCTTGATCGATCGTGTCGCCGCGGGCAAGACGCGAGGTTTCCGTGACGAGCACGCCCTTCCAGCGGCCATCCTCCACCTCGGCGAGCAGCTGCTGCATGACGGGACGGTTTGCAATACGCTCACCGGAGACGATTTCACGGTATATCGCGCCGATGGGCAGGGCACGGGACTTGGCAAGCTCCATGAGTATATGCTCGTGCCGGGCGAGGGTATCGCCTTCGCCGTGCGCCTCGGCTTCGAGGTCGGCACGGGATTTGCGGAGGTAGATGGCATACTCGGTTGACATTTGATCACTTCCATTTATTATTCCAGTCATTCAGGTCATGGGTGACATGGATAATCACCCAGACTACAAGCAAGGCGATACAGAGCAGGCCGGTGAGGGTTTCTTTCATAAATGGACTCATGCAATCAGCTCCTTACTGGTGTTTGCGCAGGATTTCATTTATTTCATCCTCCGTTATCGTTTTCGAGGGTCTGTTTTTGATGATTTGACCGATATCGCGTAAAACGTAGTAACGCTTTGTAAGCGATTCGTTTGCTTTTTGGTAATTGGAAGAAGCTATACACATCAGAACAAAGAACAGGATACACAAGCAGGCGAGGATGCCGATAATGCAGGGATAGTATTTCGTCCAGCCGCTTTCTGTTGTTTTGCTTGTGGAAACGGCAGGCGCTTCTTCTTCATCTCGGGTATCCGCTCCGCCGAGCTCGCTTTTGTCGATGATATCGCTGTTCGGCGCGGATCGGTCGGCGAAAAATCCGTCTCGATAGCCTTGATAATAGCCGTCGTCATAATCACTGCTGTGATCTTCGGCGCTGTCGGTGTCGTTAAAATCTGACCATACAGCAGCTTCGTTTAATCCGAAGTAGGCACCTTGTTGGAATTGCAGACTTTGTTCCTGCAAACCAAACATATATACAATTTCGTCCAGAGTGAAATAGTCGAACCTTGGTTTGTTCTCTGGATCATTGTAAGAACCGGCTTGCATGAAATAGCTGTTATCGGTTTCACCATCAGCGTGCGGAATCGCCTGATCCTGATATGGTGTGTACATTCTACCGTCTGCATCATAATAATATTGGCGAGGTATAATGTGACCTGCTTGTGGACAGTTGCCGGAATTTGAAAAATTTTGCGAGGATTCGTATGAATCGGGAACCCATTCCCAACTGGGATCACGCCAATCTACATCGTCTACTTGGTCGGAAGTTGTATCTTGCGAAATAGTGTCTGTTGCCGATGAACCACTTTTGCCGGAATTCCAACCGGTTTGGTCGTCATAATCATATGGACAGATTCCGTTTGTATGCTGATGGGCCGGATATCCGTGGTGGTAGTGATATTCGCCGGTATCATTATCCCAGTGGCCGCCGTCTGCATCTGTTTGCCCCGGATGGGCCGAGGCAACAGACGTGAGCATTAAGAGACAACCAGCGGCGGAAACTATCCGTTTGGTAAGATATTTCATATGTTTGCCCTTTATTCATGCCTGCTTTTCCAGATCGGAAAGGTCAGGCATTTTTTTATGCGTTTGTTTGGCCATATACATGGTCTGACGGATATATTCCTGTCCCTGCTCGTTTAGGGAACGGTAGTCGTCGATAAGTTGGGTTTCATCGGCGGTGAGGTCGGAAACCGGTGCAGCAGGTGACGACAGACCGTAATGCGGGTCGGTGATTTCGTCTGTAATTAGATAGTCCGTTGATACACCGAAAAAGTGTGCAAGTCCTCGGACGGTGCTCATTCGCGCACCTTCATACCCTTTTTTGTAAAGTCCGATGATGGTTGTATAGGGTATGCCGCAGGACTGGGAAAGCGTTCGCTTATTCAGTCCTCGTTCGTGCATTAACAAGTCGAGCTTGTCAAGTATATTCATGCGTTCATCTCCTTTGCCTTACTATACCACAAAATATAAACGGTTACAATAAAAATATACCCTTTCTGATAAAATGCTATTGACAGATTATCAGAAAGGGTATATTCTATATTCAAGAAATACGAGTAAGGGTATTTCAAGACGTAAACAAACCGCACATCTGGTTTCAGCAGATGCACGGTCTGGCATGAATCCCGCCCCAACTCCTGCACGGACTTGACCGCTGGTCTTCCGGTCGCCGAGGTCCTGAAACAACCATTCTTGATGAGCGAAAACAGTTTTGTGTCATGCACACTCCTGACTGTTTTCAACGTCTGGTTTCCACGCGGGCAGAACAGGGAGGCGTCATAAGAAGCTTAATAAGCTTTTCCATGAACACCACCTCCTCTTTAGTGGGATAGTCTAAGTATAGAGCTTGGGGCGGTTTACGTCAACAAGATTTTATTGTTTTCACTAAGAAAGGAGCGTTGTTGATGTATCCAAACTTGGAACTTGAGATGTTCAAGCAGAAGATTAATACAAAGCAGCTTGCAAACGTCTGCGACATCAGCGAAAGTGCAATGCGGAACAAGCTGAAAGGCAGAAAAGATTTCAAAATGAGCGAAGCGAAACAGGTTATGGGTCTGTTTCACGCTGATTTTGAATACCTTTTCGCGCTGGACGCCGAGCAGGCGGAAGGGAAGGACACACCATGAAGTATGAAGTTTGGGTTTTGACTGAAAAAGGTCATATTGCGTACCAGTGGACGCAGTATTTTTGCGACAGCCGAGAGGTTGCGCTGCAGAAGGTCGAGGAGTGGCTCGGCAAGGCGGAAAAGATTGAGGTCGAACCTGTATGAAACCCTACAACGAATATCTCGCCATGAGCGCCGAGGCGCTGCTTAATGACCCGGAAGCGCCGGAGAGCCTGCGGATCGCGGCCCGCATTGAGCTTGAGAAAGCACAAAAGTTCAATTTAGAGGCAGAAGCGGCGCGGACGGCAACAGACAAGCCGGTTTAAGCATAGGCTTTAGAAAGGGGTGGTTACGGTGGCAATCGTGGCTGAATATCATTATCCGAACGGTACGGTTTACATTGACGACGACTGTTACCGTGACGTTCCGCCGTATGAAATGCAGCGGCGCATTGAGCGGCTGCAGAAAACGGCGTGGGAATTATATCTCAAAAACGAGAGGAGAAAGAGAAATGAAAACCTGTAAGATGGCAATGGCCGCGTGCGGCGCGGTGCTGGCCGGTGTGGTTTACGGCTGTATCGCGGGCTTCTGCCCGCGCGGCGATGCGGTCATTTGCGCCGGGATGATGGCGCTGTGCCTGGCTTACTGCTGGGCAAGCATGATCTATCTCAAGCGCCGCCGCCAGCGGCAGGAGGCTGAGGCCCGCCGTGCTGCCCGCGAATCGCTCGACCGTGCGGTTTGGCGTGCGGACTTTATGAGGCAGATCCGATGAAGCACCCGAACTGGAAAGAAACTAAGGAGCAGCGGCGGATGGTTCGGCGCATTGCCACGGATTTGGCGATGGAGGAGCTCTATATGCAGAAAAAGGCCGAGGCAAAGCGCAAACGGCAGTTTGACAAGCTGCTGCTCGAGCGCTGGAAAGCGCGACAGGCCGCGAAGAACGGCGGGGTCGGTCACGATGGTTAGATTCAGCGGGCTGGAAATCAAGCCGTACAGCCAGCTGACCGAGCTGCCGCGTGTGCGGATCGACAGGGTGCGCGTTGAGGTACAGCGCACCCTGTTCGGCGAGGTGGAGTATCACCTTGTCGGCACCTACGGTGACGAGGGAAGGGCGTACCCGATCTGTCAGCCGTTTGCCGAGCTGCCGGACGTATGGGAAAAAAAGAAAGAAATTGAAAGCGCCATTTTCAAGGCGCGCCAGGAGGAACAATATGCGAAAAAAAGAAAAGACGCGGGTTATCTGGAAACACCCGCGCGGCCGGTTTGAGATACAGGAGACCGAGCATTACAGTCTGTTCGATCACTGCACATATTACACGCGCGAATGCGTGTTTACACCGCGGGACGATGCGCGCGGGTTGTGCAGCGAGGTGCCGACAGGCATTTTTGTGCCGGCACAACCTACGCCGCAGAAAGGCGTGCAGGGTCCGGTCTACGTCGAGGACGTAGACCAATGGTGCGAATGGTACAAAGCCGGCAGAAATGTTGCGGATATCGCTGAGATGGCAAGACGCAGTAAAGCTACCGTTGCGGCGCGTCTGCGCACGCGCGGACTACTGCCCGATCCCGTTCCGCGCGTGACGGATGAGGAAGTACGCGAAATGGCGCGGCTGTTTGCTTCCGGCCTGTCCGTGCGCGAGGTTGCGAAGGCAACCAAACGAAACATGAGAACAGTACGCGAACACTTGCGAGAAACGAGGGCTATCAGATGAGTTTACATAAGATCAAGGCGGCAGTGGACGCCGCCGAGGGCAACGCCCGCCAGATGGGCGAAGTTGTACTGATGATCGCCCAGGCGGACGAGCACGCCGCAGAGGTGATTGCGGCTGACCTCGATAATCCGGCAATGAGCCTGCAGAAATGCTTTGACGCGCTGCGGGCTTACGCGCGAAAGCATCAGCAGCGCGGCTTTTGGGGCTGTATGTGCAACAGCTACGATCCCGAGAACCCGGTAATCAAGGTTGCGGCTGACTTTTACAAGGTGGATTTGGGCGCGGCGGCAAGTGAGACGCCGGAAACCCAATCGCTTGGGCGCGGCAGTGATGATCTGGATTTGATGAGCCTGCTGTAAGGAGGCGGGATTGTGTTTGAGGTCAATGATATTCCGCCGATTTGTTGTCTGGAGCTGCAGGAACTGATCGAGGAGAATGTGGAGCACGACGAATTTCTCTTCTTCCGTGTCAACCACGGGGATGATTTGGACTGGATACTCGGCGAAGCCGATGATTACGAGTGCTTTTGCACTGCGTGTCAGCAGCATTTTGCTGAGGACCGCAAGAGCGGCCCTGCGTCCTACTGGGATGCCTGCCCGCGGTGCGGGGCACGGATCACGCCGCGCCGATGGAACAACGGCAAGGCGAAATTCCTCGCACTGACGGCGTTCGCATTCCACTTTTTCCAGCCCGGGGAGCACGGGGATATGTGGCTGACTTCCTGCCAGGTGCGGATGAACCCCGACTTTCAGTGCGGGAAATATCTTGCGAACGAATATGCGCGTTACTGCTTTTCCGAGTTCGGTTCGCGCAAGTGGATCTGGAAGGAGAACGGCTGGAAACGAACGAAAAGCATCTGTTTCAAGCGGTGGAAGGCGATGGGAGGATACTGCTACGATAATTTCTGGGCACTGCCGAGTGAGCAGGATCTTGCGGGAAGCTGCCTGCGGTACAGCCAGCTGACGCAGGCATGGAGCTGTGTGCCGGATCTGCCGGAGTATCTGGCGTTTTACCTGAAGTTCCCGGGGGCGGAATACCTCTGGAAAATGGGGTTTGGCCGGTGGCTGGTCGAACGGCAGGAAGGCAAGGGACATTTGTTTCGGAAACTGGTCAACCTGCGGGCGAAGGAGCCGAAACGGCTGTTTCTGCACCTCAGCAAGGCGGACCGCCGCCTGTTGGGGCGGGAACGGGTAAACCTCGCGGACGGTGCCGCTTATCAGGATCTGCGGCAGGCCGGTGCGGTGGAGTGCAGCGAGGACGGCTTGCAATATGCCTGCGCAACGGTACGGTGCCGGTTTGTGTGGCAGACGACTGCCGAACAGTGCGGCTTGAGCGGAAAAGAGCTGCGGAAGTACATCGAACGGCAGGCGCGGCGCTCCGGTTTGACGATCGGCGCGGTGATGCACGAGTTTACCGACTATCAGGCGCAGCTGGAACGGCTTGCGCCGAATGCGGACAGGCTGCCGGACGATCTGCATGAGGCACATGACCGGCTGAGCGGACGCGAACGTCGGCTTATGAACCGCGAGAAAAACGAGAAGTTCCGCACGCGGCGTCATCTGCTGGCGTGGATGCGGTGGAAGTACAAGGGTATGTTTATCCGCCCGATCGACAGCGCAGAGGAAATTGTGCGCGAGGGCGAGGAGCAGAACAACTGTGTTGCCGGCTACGCCGGGCGGCACGCGGACGGCAAGACCATCATCATGGTGCTGCGAAAACGCAGCGAACCGAGGAAACCGTGGCACACGGTGGAAATTGACCCGAAAACGCTTGTCTGTCGTCAGTGCTACGCTGCACACAACCGCGCGCGGACGCCGGAGGCGGCGGAATTTATGGACAAGTACCTCGACCATTTGCGCGAGGTCACGAAAATGATAAGGAGGTAAGCTTAAATGAGCGAGAATGTGGTGGCGGTACGGTCGATCGAGATCGTAACCGCCGAAATCACGATGATCCGGGACAACGCCCGGAAAGTCTTTTTGGAATCGGTTATCCAGATCGGCACGCGGCTTGAAGAGGCCAAGCAGATGGTGCCCTCCGGCGAGTGGACGGCGTATCTGACGGACAAGCTCGGTTACAAGCCCTCGACCGCCCAGAATTATATGCGTATCGCGCGGGAATTTGGCGGCGGGCAGGTATCGCTTACCGGCAAGACGGCGGCGGATGCCTTTGGGCAGTTGAGTTATTCGCAGATTCTGCCGCTCCTCGGCATGGCCGAGGATGAGCGCGAGGAACTGGCTGAGGAACACGATCTGCCGAGCATGTCGAGCCGCGAGATTGCCGCTCTGGTTAAGGAGCGGGACGAAGCCAAGGAGGCCGTGGACCTTGCAAAGAGCGCGGCGGACTCCGCGCAGGTGGCAGCCGATGAAGCACGCAAAGAAGCGGTTGCCGCCAAAGGCCGCGCCCGCGAGACGCGCAAGACGCTTGCCAGCGTGACGGCAGACCGCGACAATGCGCTTGCTGAGGTCAAGCACCTGCAGGAAGAACTCGACAAGATGGAGCAGCAGCCCCAGGAGGTGCGCGAGCTGACCGAGGAAGAGCTCGAGGCCATCCGCGAAAAGGTACGGGCAGAGAACGCCGAAGCGGCCAGGGCGGCAGAGGAACGCGCCCGCGCTGCCGAGGAAAAGCTGGACAAGGCCAAGAATCCTGCTGCACACAAGGTCAACTTTCTGTTTGGCGAATTGCGCGGCGTGGAGGAGCGGCTCGGGCAGGCGCTTGAGGAGCTGCGGGCAAGCGATGAGGCCGCCTGCGAGAAGTTCGCAAAGGTGATTGCGGACTGGCTGCGCAAGGAAGGGGATCGTCTGGCGTGAAGAAGAAGGGCAAAGGCAAGCCGCAGGGCATGAATTATGCCGATGTGTTGGCACGGCGGCGTCTGCTCCGACAGGCGGCGCAGGATGAAGTTATCCTGCACGAGGTGAATATCTCCATGCAGCGTCACCTCTGGCTGACGGCGGTTGCACTGCATGAGGCATACGGCTTTTCGGAAAAGCGGCTCGACAAGTTTTTTGACGCCTTTCAGTCGGCTGCGGATGAACTGCAGAAAATGATCGACGAGGTTGATCGAGATTATGCGTATGAGAAGCTGCGGCTGAGAGCGGAGGAAATCTCCAAACGGGAAATTACATTTTATGAGGATATGATGAAATGAATGCAAAAAGAGCGGCAAAGCTGATGCAGATCGCAAGCTATTACGGCGAGGAAAAGCAGGTCTGCAAGCTGATAGAAGAACTGGGTGAGGCTACGAGCGCGGCAAGCGAGGTATTGATGATGCTCAGCTATCACGAGCTGGGCGGAAAGAAACGCGACTTGACCGCCAGACTGGAACACCTTGCCGGAGAACTGGCCGATGTTGTGAACGTGACCGAGCAGGTCATCCAGTTGTTTGGACTGGAAACCGATTTTAAGGTGGCGCGGCACGCGGGGATTCAGAAAACACTCAAGCGGATTCGGGAGGAGGTGCAGGCGAATGAGACACGAGATGAGCTTGCGCGGCGGAATCTTCAATGATGCGGTCGATTTGTTCGATACGAAGCTGCGTGATGTTCTGAATACCCTGCTGCGGCAGGGCTTGAGCGAAGGCAGTGTAACACTCAAAGTTAATGTGGAGCTTTGGAACGTGGGAGAACAGGACGAGAACGGTATCTATCACGAAACCAACAAGACCCATTTTGATTACAATGTTACCTCAGCCATTACGCAGAAAAACAAGTCTAACGGCGAGGTCAAGGAGATGCTCAAGCTGCGCTGCGTGGACGGTCAGCTCGAACTGCGCGATCTCGACGAGAATACGCTGTTTGATATTGTGGAGGGTGGTGTTCAGGATGGAGCGCAGCCCGACAGAGACGGCACACCTGGTTGATTCCCATTACAGCCGGAGCTTCGGCAGGCCGCCGGATAATGAAATGCGTGAGTTTATTCGGAATGCTGCCGAGCATGGTTTGACGGCGGACGAGCTGATCAACTGCATGACGGCTGCTGTGGTTACTTATGGCTTCGGCGCGTATGAGCGCGATTATCGAAAGGTTTTCGTGGCTGCGGCGCGGAAGGTTTGGAAGATGAAAAACGGAAAAGAGAAAGCCAGCCCGTGAAGGGCTGGCTTGATCTGGCTTTACATTTTATATGTTGCGGCGCAGATGCAGGAGTCGGCCGCAAGAGGTGATTTATGATTTTTCAAAAAGAAGAAGCTAATGGCGCACTTTATCAAATGTCGCTGTATTCTACCGGTTTTGTGCCCGGTGAGAGCAAACGGCAGCGCGGAGAACGACAGAAACAGACGTCTGAGGCAAAAAAACGAAGCAATGCGCTGGCTCAGCGCTGGAAGGTCATGCAGATTATGGCCGTGAATTTTTGCGAGATGCGCGATCTGTTTGTATGTCTTACATACGCCGAGGCCCCGGAAAACGAAGGTAAGGATTTAGAGGCATTCCACAAGGCCATGCGTAAAGCAATGGCAAAGATGGGCGAGGAGCACGCGTATATCATCTTTCCAGCGGAGCATGAATTGCCCGGTTGTCCGGTGCGGGCACATTTCCACATTGTAATGCGCGGCATTACCGGTGCCGGTGCGTTGGCCATTATGACAAAAATTATTGCGGACTGCTGGGGCCACGGTGCGGTAGACGTTCGGCCGTTGCGGCAGAACACGGAATTTTTTGAGGATACGGTGAAGTATTTGCTCAATCAGCCACATAGCAAGGGACGGCGTGCCTATTCCTGCAGCCGAAACCTGAAAAAGCCGAATGAACCGCTGCGTTTGCGTTTGCCAGATAGCGAGGCTGGAGAGGTTCCGCCCGGTGTGAAAGTGATCGACAGCGAAACGAAGGAAAACCAGTACGGCGTATTCCGCTATCTGGTCGGCGTGATCGTCGATCGAGCAGCTTTTGACGCATACTGGACACGCCAGAAGAAACGCGCTGCACCTGATCCGTGGGAACGGATACGGCGCAGACGCAGGAGATTATACAACAAGCCTGCCAGCGTATGGCGGTGTTGAGAGAAAGCGGGGAATAGCCGCTTTTGTGGCTTGTAGGGGGTCTAACAATTCCCCTGCAGTTTGTCGGAGAGGTTCGGACGAATGAATACAGGATGTAATTACATTACTGTTTGTACTCTCTCAAAGGACGGAGCGCGCGGAAGCGCGTAACGGTGACGGCAGTAAGGCGGGAAATCTGCGCGGCAGGAGGTGCAGCACGGCACAATGACAAAAGACAGGTTGAAACAGGTGGAAAGCCTGGTCTGTGAACTGGAAGAAGAAAGAGAACGATTTGCGCGGGAGGCGCGGCATCACAAGCGGATCGAGGAGACTTACGGCGTCGGCTGTCTGTTTGGCCGGGATGCGCTGGACGCGGCACGGGATCGGCTGCAGGCCATTGAGGCCGAGTGCCAGGATGAGCGCGACACGGTGCGGCAGTGGATCGACAGCGTTTCCGACTCCATGACGCGGCGTGCGCTGCGGCTGCGGTATCTGGACGGGAAGAGCTGGGGCGAGTGCGCCCGGCGGATGGGGTATGCGGATGAGAGCGGACCACGCAAGCTCGTGGAGCGATACCTGCGGATTGGGTGACGCGCATGCACCCCGTCCGCTTTGCTGTGCCCTGCGGTGTAAAAATAGGGCATGCCTCAACGTGCAGGAGCGGAAAAACGGCGGAAACGTAAAAATAAAGTCGGTTTTGCGTTATATTTACAAGTGTAAAGGCAAGTCAAGAATGTAAACTTTACAAACTATCAACAGGAGTGTGGACAAAATGAAAATTGGCTATGTGCGTGTGTCAACGGTCGAGCAGAACGAGGCGCGGCAGGTGGAGGCACTGCAGAAACACGATATTGAGCGTTGGTACATTGAGAAGATTAGCGGCAAAAATCTGGATCGCCCCAAGCTGCAGGAGATGCTCGACTTTGCGCGTGAGGGCGATACCGTGTATGTGCTTGACTGGTCGCGTATCAGCCGCAGCACGAAGGACCTGCTGGAACTGGTTGATCGGCTCGGCGCGAAGGGCGTGCACCTGTACAGCCTGAAAGAAAACTTTGACACCTCGACACCGCATGGACGTATGGTGCTGACCATTCTCGGCGCAATCAATGAATTCGAACGAGCAAACATGCTCGAACGTCAGAGGGAAGGCGTTGCGATTGCCAAGCGGGAGGGCAAGTACAAAGGACGCAAAAAGACGGAGATTGATGATGTTGCCGGTGCATATCACGCCTGGGTAACACGGCACAAGAGCAAGGCAACGATCGCACGGGAAAACAGGATCAGCAGGCCGACACTGGATCGGCTGCTGAAAGAGTACGAGCGGGAGGTTGTTGCGAAAACGGATAACTGAAAACACAAGCGCTTAGGCGGGCTGTATGGCTCGGCTGAGCGCTTTTTTGCTGTCAGAACAAAGTTGTCCGTTTTGTCCGTTTTTCCCGATTATACTTAGGTTTAGCGGGAACAGGACAAAACGGACGGTCCGTTGCACTCGTTTTATCCGCGCTCGGCGCGGGTAAGAGGTTAGCGGCCTACTGGCTGTCCGAAATTCCCGATTATACTTAAATCCAAAAAACAAGACACGCGCGGGGGTGATTGGATGCAGCAGCGCGGGAGTAAGTATGACCAGAAAATCAAAGACGAGGCGCTGGCACTGATTGCGTCCGGCGTGAAAATCTCCAATGCGTCGGTGCGGCTCGGAATCCCCAAGAGCACGTTATCGGATTGGTACATACCCAGAACGAGAGCGACGAGGACGGTGTGGCTGCACGGCGGGAGATACGCCGCAAGCAGATTGCCCGGTGCGAGAAGATCGGGGACAAGGTACTGCGCGCGCTCGACCGCAAGGCCGAGGCCGCCGCGAAGGACACCCGGACCATCAATGATGGTCTGGCGGTGCTCGAAAAGGCTGCCAAGGACGGCGTGATTGCGCTGAGCGAGGCCGAGGTGGCAAGTCTCAGAAACGTTGTAAGCGATTACACCGGCGTCGGCCTGCGCGAGCTGGCCGGAACCATGAAGGATGTTGCGGCAAGACAGGAAACGCTGGAGTCTCATCTGGCTGAGAAGGAAGAAGCGGCTCCGGAGATCAACCTGCAGCTGACGCTTGTTGATCCGGCAAAGGCGGTTAGCGATGAATCTTGATTTTCAGATCACGCCGAAACAGCAGCTGTTTATGGACACGGATGCTTTCGAGGTCCTTTACGGCGGTGCAGCCGGCGGCGGCAAGACGTTTATTCAGGCGCTGGACGCTCTTGTATACGCGCTGCGGTATCAGGGCAGCAGACAGCTGATCCTCAGACGCACATTTAAGGAGTTGGAACGCTCCATGGTGCCGCAGACGATGGAGTTATATCCGGCCAGTGTTGCCAGCTATAACACGAGCAAGCACATTTGGAAGGTTGGCCGTTCTACCATTGAGATGGGATACATTGCAACCGAGGCGATGTGCAGCAGTACCAGTCCGCCGAGTACGACGTGATCCGGTTTGACGAGATGACGCATTTTACCGAGAGCATGTACACCTATATGATCTCTCGCGTGCGCGGCACGAGACCGTTTCCAAGACACGTCAAATCCACCGCCAACCCTGGCAGCGTGGGGCACACCAACGCCAAGAGCCGGTTTATCGACATTGGCGCTCCGATGCAGGTACACCGCTGCGAGGGCGGCACGCGGCTGTTTATTCCGGCCAAACTGGAGGACAACCCGTTTCTGCTTTCCAAAGACCCACAGTATGAGGAACGCATGAAGAACCTGCCGCGCGAAATCTACATTGCACTGCGTGAGGGCAACTGGGATTACTACGTCGGACAGTATTTCACCGAGTTCAAGCGGGAGCTGCACGTTGTTCGTCCGTTCGAGATTCCGGCATGGTGGAGACGGTATGTTGCGATCGACTACGGCCTCGACATGCTGGCGGCATACTGGATCGCGGTAGATGAGAACGATTATGCGGTGGTTTACCGTGAGGTTTACCAGCCCGACCTTATCATCCCGGAGGCGGCCAAGCGACTGCTGAACGCAAACTGTAATGACGATATCACGGCATGGTTCGCGCCAAAAGACCTGTGGAACAGGCGGCAGGAGACCGGCAAGAGCGTATCCGACTTGTTTGCGGAGTACGGTCTGTATCTCTCTAAGGTGAGCAACGGCCGTGTGGCCGGATGGTACGAGCTCAAGCGCCGGCTGCAGCCTGTGCCCGATGTGGATGGTACACTCAGACCGAAATTGCAGATTTTTGATACCTGCTTGAATCTCATTCGCACACTGCCGGGCTTGCAGCACGACGAGAAGAACCCTAACGATACGGCAACCGAGCCGCACGAGCTGACGCACGGACCGGACGCGATCCGGTATTTCTGCGATGGATGCCCGCTGCCTGCGGAACTGCCGAGAGTAAGAGACGAGGATTATCTATCAACTGAGGAGGAAATGGGAAATGTATTTAGCTATTAGTGCCGTTGCGGCGATGTGTGCTTTTCTGGCTGCTGTGCAGACCCGAAACGCCAAGCGCTTGGGCGCGGATTTGCGGGTAAAGACCGTGGAAGCGGAATCCTTTCAGCTGACTGCGCGGACGATGGAGCAGAGACTGCACACCGAGGAGGCGGCGCGCATGCAGCTTGCGGACCGCATTACCAAGGTGGAGACCGCCCTGCGGGAGAGTGAGGACACGGCCTGCCGGTTGCGGCAGGAGCTGCAGACCGGACGCAAAGCTGCGAAGGAGCTGCAGGAAGAACTCGACTCCACTAAGGATGCACACGACGCGGCAATCAGCGCGATGTGGAGCGCCCGCAACGAGGTTGATAATCTCAAGCAGGAGAACGGCAAGCTGACCGAGGCGCTGAACACCGAGCGGGAGGCTGCAGAGCACTTGAGAGAGGAATTACTCAAGGAGCAGGCGTACCGGCTGAGTACCGAGGGCCGCATTATGCGTGAGGTGAATAATCTGCTCTGCTATGACGGAACCGCCCACGGGCAGGAGGATTTGAGCGATGAATGAGCAGAAAACCACGCTCACGGCTGACAGGGTGCAAGCCGAGTACGAAAAGGGCGTGCAGTACAACACAGGCCTCGGCCTGTACGAGGACGTCAAGCAGTGCGAGAACTTTGTGGAAGGGAAGCAGTGGGAAGGACTCAAGAGCAAGAACCTGCGTCCGATCACGATGAACGTACTGGATCCGATCGTGCATTACAAGGTTGCGCAGATCGTCTCGAACGATGTGGATCAGGAGGTTGAACCGTTTTTGCCTGATGAACAGGCAGAGTATGCGGCGAAAATCCTTGAGCAGAGCATTGACCGCGTGGTGGAGCGCACCAAGCTGAAAAGTAAGCACCACATGGTCCTGCGCGACGCCTGCGTAGATGGTGATGCGGCACTGTATTTTTACTTTGACGCAAGCAAGCAATCCGGTTTGGGCGGTGTGCAGGGAGAAATCTCTGCCGAACAGGTGATGAACACGAATATTCTGTTCGGAAATCCGTCTAATGCGAACGTGCAGGAGCAGCCGTACCTTATCATTGTGCGCCGCAGACCGGTTTCTGAAATCCGCAAGGATGCAAAGCGGCTCGGTTGCAAGGACTGGGAGAGCATTGAGGGCGAGTCCGACGGCCTGTACAAGGGTGATGACGAGCAGAATAACAGCGACAGTCTCGGCAACGAGCTTGTGCGGTTCTGGAAGGCCGAGGACGGCCGCGTGCACTACTGCCGCAGCTGCGGGCGCGTGATGATCGAGCAGGATGTGGGAACGGAAATGACACTCTATCCCGTCGCGTATATGAGCTGGAAGCCGAGAAAGAACTGCTATCACGGCGTGATGGAGATCAAGCCGCTCATCAACACGCAGATTGAGATCAACAAGCAGTGGACGGCGCTTGCGATCATGCTTCGCAACAATGCGATTCCCAAGCTGGTGTATAACCGAAATAAGTTCCCGGACGGCTGGAACCCGGATGCAACCAGTATCGGCGTGACCGGCGATGTGAAGGACGCGCTTACCGGCGTTGCAGGCTCGATGCCGATTCCGACCGAGGCCACCGGCATTACGTCAACAATGACGGACGCGCTCAAGAGTGTTGCCGGTGCCAATGACGCGGCGCTCGGCAACGTCAAGAATCCGGAGAACAGCAGTGCGATCGTAGCGGTACAGACCGCGAACGCTGCGCCGCTCGCACTGACCAAGATCGCGTATTACCAGTTTGTCGAGGACTACGAGCGGGTGCTCATCGACATGATGCACGCTTACTACGGGATGCGGCAGGTCAAGATCACGGACGAGGCGACAGACCCGGAAACCGGTGACACGCAGGAGCAGACCCGCGTGGAGATGTTTGACTTCGGCGCGATTCCGGTGGAGGCGCTGGACCTCAATATTCACATTGGTGAGGCAAGCTACTGGTCGAGGATTCTGCAGGTGTCCACGCTCAACAACCTGCAGACGGCGGGTGTTATGCCCAATATGGTTGAGTTCCTCAGCCGCATGCCGGAAGGCTCGGTTAAGGATCAGGAAGGTTTGGTCGAGGCTGCAAAGAGAGTGCAGCAGCAGGCCAGCATGCAGCAGGCATTACAGGGAGGTTTAACGAATGGATAACACGAATGAGAGCAAGGCGGAACGCTTTGTAAGACTGGCAGAGCCGCGCGTGAACCGTGCGTGCAAAGCGATCAGCATGATCGGCCATCTGGCGGCCAGCTCGTATGAATACACTGATAAGCAGGTTGAAAGCATGTTTGCGGCGCTTCAGGACGAGCTGAACACACAGAAGGCGAAGTTTACGAAGAAGGGAACGGACAGACCGTTCCGGTTTTGAGGTGTAGTGCCATGAAAAAGCTATTTATTTCTCAGCCAATGAAGGACAAGACCAACGATGAGATTGAACGCGCGCGTGAGCGTGCTATCCGCGAAGCGACTGAATATCTCGGTGAGCCTGTCGAAATCATCGACTCCTTTTTTAAGGATGCACCGCACGACGCAAAGCCACTTTGGTTTATTGCGGAGTCTATCCGGCTTATGGCAGATGCGGATCTCGTTTATTTCGCCAAGGGTTGGAAGGACGCACGCGGCTGCATGATTGAGCGCGAATGTGCTGTGCAGTACGGCGTTCCGATTCTCGAACCTGATTATTGATTTTTCTGTTCCGGCACTCGGACGGGCGGGAGCTGACCTCACCCGCCCCATTGATTCCCCTTATTTCTTTCTGATGGCGGGCACCCTCGTTCGGGTCGAGGGCGTCCGTCCGAGCGCCGGAATACAACTGAGTCCGAGACTGTTACGGGCAGTAATGCCCGACGACCGAGCCTGCATTGCACGGAACGGCCATACCTATTTTCTCCTTTCTATTGTATGGCGGCGGCAAGGCCTGCGAGTATTTGGCCTTGCCTGTCCGTCAGAGTCTCGGACGATATGTGCGGTGTAGCTCAACGGTAGAGCAGCCTCTTCTTAAGGGGTGTTACATTGACGATACGTCATGCGTAGATGCAACGGCCAGTCACCAATGCTAAAACGTATGTATGGTGCTGGTTCAAGTCCGGCCACCGCACCCGACTTTATATTTTCCTGCACTGCGGCGGGCGTGGGATTCTCGCCATATTATCCCGCGTCCGGGTTACGCATTCCCCGTGCGTGCAAGGATACAAGCGGGTGCAGTACCAACGGAACGGTGCTGCGTCCGCCGGAGTGCAGGAACACACGATAAACACACGATAAACACACGGCAATGAGACGCAAGTCTTTTGCATATAGGAGGATTGTCTAAATGGATTGGAAAACCAGCAATCATATGGACGGAAGCGAGATCCGTGACAGTATCGGTTTACAGTATTTTGCCGAGGACGGCAATACATCCGACACCGGCGCGGACATGGACGGTTTTAACGGCGACGATTTCCTTGCGGCGCTTGAAGGCAATGACGATCTGGAAAACCAGCAGACCGCCGCCGAGGGCGCAGAGGAGACCGTGCAGGACGGCGCGGAAAACCAGCGCGCCGAAGAGCAGCAGGAAGAACCGGAGAATCAGCCGCCGGAGGGCGGCGAAGTACCGCCGGAAACGGCAGAACAGCCGGTACAGCCGGTACAAACCGTGCCGCTCGTCTACAACGGACAGCAGATCATGCTGCCGGCAGACGCAGTGCAGGCGCTGACCGGTGCGCTCGGCGCGAACCCGGTCGAACTGCTCCAGAAGGGCATGAATTATGACCGCAAGGCCGAGCGGGAAATGCGTGTTCTGGATCAGTACGCTGAGGCCGCTGGCATGAACCGGCAGCAGTACCTGGAACAGCTGGAGGGCGCACGCAATGAGCAGCTGCTCTCGGCTGAAATCGAGAAGTGCCGCGCGGAGTTTCCGGAACGCCGGATGCGGCGCTCAAGGCGATAGCCGAGGGCCGCATGGCTTCCCAGCGTGCAGCCGCGGCACAGGCCGCCGAACAGAAGCGCGCACGGCTTGACGCCATGCAGCAGAGGATCGACCAGACCGTTGCGCAGGCAAGGCAGGAGGCCGACGAGCGCGCGTGGGACGAATACGAGACTCTCGCAGGCGTTCACATGCCGGAGGACGTACCGCCGCGCGTGATGGAACTCGTGAACAGCGAGGGCATGACGCCCGTTGCCGCGCACTGGCGCTATCAGGCTGAGCAGAATGCACAGGCTGTACAGATCGAAAAGAAGAACAACCAGAACAAACAGATGAGCCCCGGAAGTGTGGCAGGGAATGAGGGCGACACGAGCGACCCGTTCCTGCGCGGCTTACTGGGACTGTAAAAGGAGTGATTTTACAATATGCCTATTTATCTTACTGAACAGTATGCGAAAGCTGTAGAAAAGCTGTATACCCATACCTCGTTCCTGCGCCCGCACTGCAAGGCGCACGTTGACATGATCGGCAAGAAAACCTGCAAGGTTTACCAGATCCTCACCAGCGACCTGAACGACTACAAGCGAGAGGGCAAGGACCGCTACGGCGTGCCGAACGATGTACAGGACATCGTACACGAGTACACCATCACCCAGGACAAGGCGTTTACCGCCATTGTAGACAAGGGCGACGGCTCTCAGCAGGCTATCAGCAACAAGGCCGGCCAGTACCTGCGCCAGCAGATCTCCGAGAAGTGCGTGCCGACCGGCGACAAGTACGGTTTCAGCCGCATTGCGCGATTCGGCCATATTCTGGGCGTTGCTGCTGCACCGACCAAGAGCGACATTATCTCCACCATCTATGATGCCGCCGCTTATATGGACGATCACTATGTTCCGGATGACGGCCGTATCCTTTTTGTTCGCGTAAGCGATTACAAGAAGATCATTCTCTCGGACGAGTGGGTCAAGCTGGACAATCTGGCGGGCAAGCAGCTGCCCACAGGCGTTGTTGGTCAGGTTGCGGGCTTTACCGTTGTAAAGGTTCCCGACCGACTGTTCCCGACCGACGTTTATATGCTCGCAATTCACGAGCAGGCGCTTGCGTTCCCGTATACCATCGACGATACAAAAATCCACACCGATCCCCCCGGCGTTTCCGGTTCTCTGGTTGAGGGCCGTCAGATTTACGATCTGTTCGTGCTTTCCAGCCGTGCGGATTCGGTTGTCGTTGTGGCTAAGGCCGCAAGCAAGCAGGCGTGCACTGTAGCGATCGCTTCGCACAGTGCGACCGTTATGGCGGAAGGTTCGGACGAAATCTGGTATACGCTGGACGGCTCTGACCCGCGTTTTTCGGCAAACCGCATGCTGGTCGCATCCGGCGGCACGGTTGCCACCAAGGCGGGCGAGACCATCAAGGTCGTTGCGTTCGGCAAGGGCGGCAAGCTGACTTCGGATGTAGCGGAGGCTACCGACAAGTAAATTTAGGAGGAAAGAATGGCAACAACAGTAAGAAAGATTTTTGATCTTGCGGCCGCCATTCTGTTCACCAGCAAGGGCGGCGATACGGATTACGATGCGTATTCGCCGCTTTTGCTTGAGCGGCTGCTGATCGAGGCGCTGCCGTATGAGAACGCGATCCGCGCGGCGAGCGGGCGCGAGGAGCTGGCCGCAGCGCCGGAAATCAGCGCGATTGACGACACGGCGCTCGACTGGGACGACAGGATCACCCGCGGCGCACTGCCGCACGGCCTCGCCTCGGCGCTTATGATCGACGAGGAGGACAAGCAGGCACAGATGGTGCTCGAGCGGAACTACTTTGTCGAGCAGCTCGAGGATGCCGCGCCGGCGGTGCTCGGATATGGGGACGGTGAATAAGAATGAAAACCATGACGGTTCCCAACTTTTCCACGCCGACCATCGGCAGAAAGAGTTACAAGCGGTTTCGTGGCGTCGATTATTCGACCGATGAGACGCAGATTGACGACGGCAGAAGTCCGCGTGCGGTGAACGTTATCGCGGACGAGGGCGGCGCGCCCGAACGCCGGTGGGGCTGGCGCACAGTTGTTGACCTCGGCAGTGACAAGCCGATTGCGGGTATTTTCCCGTATGAGGCCACGACCGAGACAGGCCGCACGATGATCGTCCATGCGGGCGATACGCTGTATAAGTTACGACTGAACGAGAGTACCTATCTGCCGATTCCGGACAGCCAGCAGACACTTTTGACCGGACTGAGGAGCGGCGGACGCTCGCAGGGCTTTTACCTCAACGGCAAGCTGTACATTTTAACCGGGTCGGAATATCTGGTATACGACGGCAAGGACGCGAAGCACGTCGGAGACGATACGGCGTACTGTCCGCTGACCAGCTATCAGCGCAAGCCTGCGGGCGGCGGTGAGGCTTATGAGAAAGTCAATATGCTTTGCAAGTGGCGCAGAAACCGTTTCGTCGGGGACGGCTCGAGCAAGACATTCCAGCTGGACGTCACCGGCATTGACAAGGAGCAGACCATCACGGCGAAATACCATATCACGGGCGATACGCTCGAGGTGGCGAGCTTTGATGCGAAAAAGGGCACGGTGACACTAAAGACCGCGCCCAAGGCGCCGGAGAACGCGGGCACGTCCAACATTGAGATCCGATTTGCAAAAACGACTGAGGACCGGAAGAAGATACTCGGCTGCACCATCTTTGCCATTTACGGCATGGACGGCTCGGGCGACCGCGTATTCTTTTCCGGTAACGGCAAATATGCAAACACGGAGTGGTTCTCGGGACTGACAGACCCGACATATTTCCCCGACATTAACTATTCGGTGGTGGGTTCGAGCGATTTCCCGATCATGTGCTATCTGAAAGCGCAGGGCGAGCTGCTTATCATCAAGAAGGATAATCGCCAGGAAGGTACGATCTGGCATCACGCGGGCGTTGTGAGCAACGATGTTGCGGCGTTTCCACTCAAGGAAGGTGTGCCGGGTTACGGCGCGATTGCGCGGTACTCGGCGGCAAACCTCAACGACGATCCGTTATATCTGAGTCCACGCGGCGTGTATGCGCCGACGACAACTTACTACAACAACATGCAGGTGCGGCAGTTATTCTGCCGGTCGAGACGTGTCAATCCGAAGCTCACCAAGGAAAATGGCCTTGCGGATGCGGTGGCCGCCACCTGGCGCGGGTGGTATGTTCTTGTCGTGGACGGACGCGCTTATGTCGCGGACGGCAACCAGGACAAAAGCGACAACGGTTATGAGTGGTACTACTGGACCAATATTCCGGCGCGGGTGCTCCGCGCGGATCAGCAGACCATGTATTTCGGCACCGCAGACGGCAAGGTATGCAAGTTCAATGACGATATGCGGACAGAGGAAAATGAAATTCTCATGCGTGCGTACAACGATGACGGCAAACCGATTCACGCGGAGTGGGCGTCGAAGCTCGACAGCATGGGCAATATTGCAATGCTCAAGACCATGCCAAAGAGAGGCTCGGCGGTACACCTCAAGCGCTATGCACGCTCGAAAGTCGATCTGTATATTCGCACGGAACGCGACAGCGGCAGGCTGTACCGCGAGTTTTACGCGGACAGGCTTTCCTATGAGGATATCAACTTTGTGCGGTTCACGTTTGAGACGAGCGCGAACAGTGTGCGCCAGTTCCGCGTGAAGAAGAAAAAGTGGAAAATGATTCAGTTTATTTTCGTCTCGGATGCGCTCAACGAGGGTTTTGGTATTTATGAGATCCTGGTTAAGTATATCGAGGTAGGAGAGGAGAGAAGTGCGTGAGTATTAGAGATTACAAAATTACCGATGCGCAGATTGCGGAAAAGGGCGTTATTGCGTCCCCGGACACGCTGACCGGCACGGCAGACGAGAACAAACGCGTGTTTGACCGTCTGGTGCGGGAATGCGTGGCTCCGCAGTTCAACGAGATTGTGGAGACGTTTGCGGATATGGAGGAGTCCACGACCGAATGGAGCGGCGAGGAGGCAAAACGTCAGCTGGCCGAGCAGGGCCGCGCCTCTGCCGAGAGTGCCCGCGTGAGCGCCGAGGACGACCGTGCGCAGGCGAGAGTGCCCGCGTGAGCGCCGAGACCGCCCGTCAGCACGCCGAAAGCGCCCGCGACACGGCAGAGACCGCCCGCGCCAATGCGGAGAACAAGCGCGACACCGCGGAAAAGAGCCGCGTTTCTGCTGAGACCGGCAGAGTGAACGCCGAATCTGCCGTGTGACGGCGGAGAGCCAGCGGGCGAACACGGAGAGCAGCCGCGCACAGAATGAATCTGCGCGTATTTCTGCTGAGACCGGCAGAGCGGATGCTGAGGCAGACCGAGTGAGCGCCGAGGATACGCGCATTGCCAATGAGACCGCGCGGAAAAACGCCGAGACAGACCGCGCCTCTGCGGAGACTGCGCGCGAAAGCGGCGAAGCGGCGCGAAAATCTGCGGAGAAGTCACGCGAGAGCGCGGAACAGCAGAGAGAGAGCAGCGAAAGTACCCGTCAGACCGCAGAACAGAGCCGCGCGGGTGCAGAGACGGCAAGAGCAAATGCCGAAAAGGCACGCGCGGACGCGGAGACCGCAAGAGTATCGGCAGAACAGGCAAGAGCCACGGCAGAAAGCAAGCGAGCTGCTGCGGAAACTGTTCGTCAGAACGCAGAGACTGGCAGAACCGACGCGGAGACAAAGCGTGTGAGCGCCGAAACCGCAAGGGCCACGGCAGAGGCAAGAGAGCGGATGCGGAGACCGCGAGAGCAACAGCCGAGACAAAGCGCGTGAGTGCCGAAACCGCGAGAGCCAATGCGGAAAGCACCCGTCAGACGAACGAGACCGCCCGTGTGAGTGCGGAAAAGAGCCGCGCCGCTGCGGAAACCGCCCGTCAGACCGCCGAGAAAGCACGCAACGTGTGGGAGGAGTACAGCGCAGGCAAGGCGTATGTACTCGGAAACAAGGTCAGCTTTAACGGCTCGTCTTATGTATGCACGGCCGCAACGACCGGACATGCGCCGACCGATACCGCGTACTGGCTGCTGATCGCCAAGAAGGGTGAGGACGGCAAGGGTGCGGGCGATATGCTGGCAAGCGTTTATGACCCAAAGGGCAAGGCGCAGGATGTGTTCCAGTATGCGGACGCAAAGGCGAGTGAGGCAAAGAGCGCTGCGGATACTGCACAAACCGGTTTGAATACGCATATTGCAAACAAGAGCAATCCGCACGGTGTGACGGCGGCTCAGGTGGGAGCTGACCCAAAGGGTACGGCGGCAAGTACGGTATCTACGCACAACAGCAGCACAAGCGCTCACAGTGCGCTTTTTGCAAAGAAGCAGGACAGGCTGACCGCCGGAACGGACTATGCGACACCGGAACAGCTGACGACGCTCAAGACCAAGGCGCACAAGGTATCGCTGACGGTTGCAGGTTGGGATAGCTCGACAAAACAGCAGACCGTATCCGTTGGTGATGTGGTAGCCGATGAAACGGCACAGCTTATCCTGCCGATGCCTGCGGCGGCCTGCATGCCGGCGTACAACGATGCGGGTATCCAGTGTACCGCACAGGCGGCGGGCAAGCTGACGTTTACGGCGGATACCGTGCCAACGGCAAGCATTGACGTTTATGTGACGGTTACGCCGGTGGCGTTTTCGTGAGGTGAGAGTATGATTCATAATACTGCGAAGCGGACAAATAATCCTGAAAATATGTGGATTATTAACAGCACTCCAACAACTACGAATCTTGATGTGAGTATCAAATTCACATATGAGTACAATGGTGTAACCAAAGAATCCGACGGAATTTATCTTTATGCTGGTGGCAAGCTGGGACATAGCATAGCGTATCTAGGCTTTAACAACGCTGACAATATCGTATATTCCGCTGGGGACAGTCTGCTTGTTTACTTTACGGGCTGGTTATCTGATTCACTTCGTACAATCACATTCCTTGAGCCGCCTACCGGCGACCTGCTCAAATGGTTACAGGCAAACGCTGTGAAACAGTAAGGAGGACAATATGCACAACTTTAGCATACTAAAATCCGAGGGGGCAGTAAAACTACTGCCTCGGCGTACTGCACAAAGGATGGTGCGGTATGATACTCAATCGGACTGCCGGAGGGCAGAAGAAGTACCACATATTAAATCAAAAAGCATTACTTCTGGTCAATTCAGAGTATGCAGCAGCAGGACAAATCGTTGGAATGGGGACATTCGAAAAGCAGGTACTCGATTTTGGAGACAGTTTTGTAAAAACCGCGTCTGGGACAATAATTCCTATGGGGCAAGGCAAAGTACAGGGAATAACATTTCCAGATGGGAGAATCCATTATTATTTCGTCATGCCTGCGGAGGATGTAACCATCTCTTAACGGAGGTGGGCGTATGATTTTGAATAATGCACACATTACATCAACTAATACGGAAATCGAAACAGTGATTGGCAGTTCTATGGCTGGGTATTATGCTGTCTGTGCATATCAAACAGATCAAGGAGAAATTATTCCTCTTCCACAGAGACTTTCGACTGGTGAAAAAAAGGTGTTAAAAAATTCGTATATGGAAGTTCCGGATACGATTGGTGGATTCCCTATTAAGATTTCTCCAAAGGGATCACTTGAATACTGCGGGAAGAGCAAGAGCAAAGGATATAGTATTTGGAAAGTGATTAGTGATTTCGCCGTTCTTATGGACGATTAAATGAGATTTTTAACGGTGACCTTAAAAATGTATATATTATGGTACTGGATGAAAACAGTTTTCTGACAATTGAATGCCTTAATTTCGCCCACCCAACAACTAACCACAAAGGAGAAAACTATGTACGACAACATTTACATCAAAAGCTACGCCGGGGATATCGGCGTTCCGGAACTGATGAGCGTTGGATAAGCGCCTGCTGGGGCTGTAAAACATACGCGCAAAGAAAAAGAAAACGCGAAAAGGAGACGAAAATGGATAATGTAAACAATTTTAAGGCGGCTGTTACCGCTTGCATTGCCGTCCTTACCGCCCTGTGGGGGTGGTTCGGCTGGCTTGTGGTGCTGTTTGTTGTCGCAATGGCGGCGGACTACCTGACGGGCACTGCGGCGGCAATGCAGAAAGGGAAATGGTCGAGTAAGGCGGCAAGGGACGGCATTTTTCACAAAGTCGGTTCCATCGTAGTGGTTGCAGTCGCAGGCGGCGCGGATTTGCTTATCGGTATGATTTGTGACCATCTGCCGGGCGTGACGCTTCCGTTTGAATATACGGTTCTGCTGTGCCCTCTGGTAGTAGTCTGGTACACGCTGACGGAACTCGGCTCTATCGTTGAGAACGCGGTTTCCCTCGGTGCGCCTGTCCCGGCGTGGCTGCAAAAGGCACTTTCCGCCGCAAAGGACGCAGTGGATAAGTTAGGGGAGGAGAACGATTGATGAACATTCCGTTTGTGCCGGCTGATCCGAGCAACTACTACTCCGGCCGCGGCGGCAATTCGATCAAGTACATCGTCATGCACTATACCGCCAACGACGGCGATACCGACGAGGGCAACGCGCACTATTTTCAGGGCGCAGGCCGACGGGCAAGTGCACACTATTTTGTCGATGAGGACAGCGTTACGCAGTCCGTCCGCGACAGCGATGCAGCATGGCATTGTGGCGGCGATCTCGAGAGCGCGCATCACCCGTTACGCGGCATTTGTATGAACCGTAATTCGTTGGGTGTGGAAATGTGCAGCGACATCGTAGGTGGCAAGTACACCATCACGCCGCAGACGGTAGACCGTGCCGTCGAGTTGGTCAAGTATCTTATGGCGAAGTACGGCATTGACGTAGATCACGTCGTGCGGCACTATGATGTCACCGGCAAGCTGTGCCCCGAGCCGTGGGTACGCGATGAAAGTCTGTGGCGTAAGTTCAAGGCACGGCTGACCGCGAAGGACACGCCGGTAAAGAAGGAGGAAGCCAAGATGACAGACAAGGAATTTGCCGCTTATATGGATCGCTATCTGGCGGCCAAGGCTAACCAGCAGCCGCATCCGTATGCGGCGGACGCTTGGAAGGCGATGCAGGACGCAGGTATTACGGACGGCACAAAGCCGCAGTGCGCCCTGACCCGCGAACAGTTCGCTACCATGTGTCAGCGCATGGGGCTGATTGGGAAGGGCGTGAAGTAAATGGGACTGGGTGCTTTGATAAAGGCTGCTGCCGGTGCTGCCAAGGCTGCCTCGGCGGCAGCTAAGGCCAGCGGCGGCTCGTCCTCGGGCAGCTCGTCGGGTTCTTCCGGTTCGAGCGGATCGCTGAGTGCGAGCGGCAAGAACGGCTTGTACTCTATCGGCTCGGACAAGGGCAAGAATTTTGTTTCGAGTGCTGCTGCAGGCTCGACCATGAAAGGCTCGGACGGCTCGACATGGACCAAAAACAGCGACGGCACGACCACGATCAGCAAGGGCGGCTCGACATGGACCTATGGCAGTGCGTCCGGCACCGGCTCCGGCGGCTCGTCCTCCGGCAAGACTTCGGGCGGCGGCTCGTCCAGTGGCAGTTCGGGCGGCACTTATACGCCTGCGGGTACTTACAATGATGCGCTGATCCGGCAGAATGACGCACAGCAGGCGGCAGAAATTGACGCAATTAAGAAGCGGTATGAAGAAGCAAAAGCCATCGGAGATGTAGCAGGCATGAAGAAGGCCCACGCGGACGCCGAGGCAAAGCGTAAGGAATGGGGCTATTCCGGCGGTGCGGACGGCTCGGATTACATTGCAAGCGGCGGTATCGCCGGTGCGAATCTCGGCACGCTGATGAGCAATCAGTACAATCAGGGCTTTCAGGACTACGAGAAGAAGATGAACGATGCCGCACAGGCACAGCAGAGTGCTTTGCAGGCCAGCGTTGACTCTGCGGTTGCGAATCTGGAAGGGCAGAAGTACACCATCGGCAAGAACACCGAGGCGAACAACGCTGCGGCTGAGAAGGCGTACATGACGGCGATCAATCCGAACGGCTCCATGGCTGAAAATCTGGCGGCACAGGGCCTGCTGACGACCGGCAACACCGAATCCAGTCAGATCTCGGCAGGCAACACCTATCAGAACGCGCTGAACAGCAACGCGACGACCGCTACCGAGGCCCTCGCTGAGATTGAACGCGCGATTACGCAGGCGCGCTTAAACGGCGATATTCAGAAAGCCAACGCGCTGGCGGATCTCTACAAGGAGGTTGCGGGCAAGCAGCTGGACAACGTAAACAGCATTATCTCCGCTATGCAGTGGGGTCAGCAGTTCGGGCTTTCGCAGGCCGAGCAGACCGGCACGTACAACGGCGCTAATACGATTGCCATGCGGCAGCTGCAGATGCAGCTTGAACAGCTGGAAGAGGACAAGCTCAACGGTAAAATCGACCGCGAGACAGCACAGAAGCAGATGGAGTATATTCAGGCGCAGATTGAGAAGATGCGGGCCGAAACGACCGGTCAGAACCTTTCCAACAAGTATTCTCAGTGGCAGCTTAACCAGCTTTAACTACGCCAGAAGGCGGCGATTTTCGCCGCCTTCTCTCTTTAGGAGGTTCATATGAGTTTTTACAGCGATTACGAAAAGAAGAAAAACAAGAACAAAACGTCCGCGCTGCTGAAGGTGCCGCAGGTTGTTCCGCAGAAGCCGGCACATCAGGACAACAGCCGCCGTGCGACGGCGGCGCGCAACAGAGAACAGCAGCGTGTACAGGCGCACCAGAATGCACTGCGGCCTGCAAGTACTTATCTGACCGGCGGCGGCACAACAAGAAGTCAGCCGTATGCGGCTTCTCAGCAGCGGAACACTGTTTTTCAGCAGCGAGGGAACACGCGGCAGGGCCTTTCCGGCACAGGCAGCCGGAACACGCAGCAGAACAATGTACGGCAGCCTGCAAGCACCTATCTGACCGGCGGCAGCGTGACAAGAAGTCAGCCGTATGCGGCAAGTCAGCAGAATCAGCTTTTTTCGGCAAGAAAGGCGGCAGAGCAGCGGCGCAATCCGCGGCAGAACGTTTCTACAGCCAGTAAGAGCAGCGGAGACGGCAACCCGACGCTGACGCAGTTTCTCAAAAACTCTATGGAGTGGCACAAAACCAATGACCCGGACAAGAGGGCACAGCTGCACGCGCAGAACGACGCCTTGCGGCGCAAGCTCGGTTATGACTACAACCCGCAGACCGGCGCCTCTTTTGATAAGTTCGGGCACGAAATGACCGCCGGCGTGCGCATGGCCTACGGCAGCACGCCGACCGAACGGCTGAATCAGGCAACTAAGCTACTGCATACCTCGGGCATTATGGGTAAGACAGACAAGGCAACTGTCTACCCGACCGCCATGCAGGCGGCGCAGGGACTGGATGAGGACTATTTCAGCGGCCAGACCGGCTACAATGCACACAAGACGATGCATGACCTGTTTAACCGCTCGGATGAGACGTGGAGCAGCGAGGACACGCAGAGCCGCGACAGGGCACGTCAGGAGCTTTCCGATGAGATGAGCCGCATTTTGAAGCGGTACGGCCTTACCTATCAGCCGCGCGACAACGCGGACGATATCATGAACCGGCTGAAAGCCGCCGGTGCGGATGAACAGACGCTTGCGTATGTGCAGGAAAATATTGACCTGCGGCACGCGGCGGACCGCCTCGGCAACAGCATGGAGGCAGTCGGCAAGCGGTGGATCGCTTCGATGCCGTCCCTCGTGGACACCTCGCGTCAGGTGAGCGCGAACGTGGAGGAGAGCCGCCAGAACGAGGAATACCGCCAGCTTGAGGAGCAGGAGCAGACGCTTGAACTCACCCTGCAGGGCATGAACAGCACAGCAGCGGACGGCTCGGTTCCGGCAGACTATCAGGCGGTGTACGATCAGCTGCAGGAGGTCCGCAAGCGCAAGAACGAGCTGACCGTAAACAAAGGCGTAGACCCGAACAAATGGTCTCAGCGCATGCTGCGCGAGGCGAACGAGGCACAGGCGAACGCTGAGGCCGGTTTAGCACCTGCGCCGCGCTGGCTGACCGAGCAGGGCATTTCCCTTGCGGGCAATGCGCCGGTGATGGCGGCAAGTGCGATTCCGGTCGTCGGTCCGGCGGTCGGCTCGATCATGATGGGCGGCCAGGCGGCCGGTCAGCGCTCGTTTGAACTGAATGAGCAGGGCAAGGGTGCGCGGGAGTCGCTGACACGTGGTTTGACGTCTGGTGCGATCGAGGCGGCAACCGAAAGACTGCCGCTCGGTCAGATGAGCAAGATTTTGCACTCCGGCGGCGTGAATGCCGTAAAAATATCCTCATCCAGATGGGTGAGGAGGCGACAGAGGAAAGCGCAAGCTATTTCATGAACTATGTTGCGGATAAGGCGGCGCAGGATCCGGACGCAAAGTTCAGCCTGCAGGAGCTTGCCCAGAGCGCCGCAGGCGGCGCGTTCGGCGGCTTGGTGTTTGGCACGGCGGGTGCGGTCACTTCTCGCGGTGTATACGGCAGTCCGACGGAAAATCAGCTCACCAATCGCCCTATGATGAACTATGAGGTACAAGCAGATACGCCTTATCTGCAGGTGGAGCAGTTCACCGAACCGCTGACGCAGACGATGGTTAAAATTGATGAGCAAATGCGCAAGGCAAATGCACTGCCGGAGGGAACCATCAAACAGCAGTATACAGCTGCGCTGCAGGAGGACGCCCAGCGCGTAAGCAAGCAGCTGTCTATTCTGGAGAATAACCGTGCAGAGCTTATGCAGGCGAGGAATATCGCTGAAAGGTTTGGAGCAAAGTTTGAACTCGCAGACCTCGGCCCTGCGGGCGGTAAATATGAAAACGGTACGATTACAGTCAATCCGTATTCCTCGTCACCGGTGCGGCAGGTTCTGGTGCATGAATTAACGCACCATTTGGAGAACAGCGGCAGCTATAACGCATTGCAGGAGATGGCGTTGCATCTGTTCACGCAGGAACAGGGCGTTTCTGCGGATGTACTGCGCGATAATATCACTCGAATGTACGCAGAACAGGGTGTTACGCTTGATACACAAGCGGCAAACCGTGAACTGACGGCGGCGTTCTGCGAAAAGCGGCTGTTTCAGGATGACGCCAGCATTCAGCGCCTGGCACAGACCGATGTATCGCTTTTCCAGCGGATTCGCCAGTGGATCGCAGATACAGTAATTCGTCTGCGAGGAACAAAAGAGCAGCAGCAGCTCCTGGAGCTGCAGAGACGCTATGAAAAGGCTGCGCGTACTGTTGGCACTGTGCAGGACAGAGGGGCACAATATCAGATTCGGCAGGATGCTGCGGGCAATGACTTTGTGCAGGTCGATGGGGATATTCTGGACGGCAAGACAGAGAAAGAGCATGCTGCGATACTGAGCAATATTATCCAGAATAAATTTGGAAATATTATTGAGGCGAACGGTCAGACCTTTGGCGTGAATAATAAGACAAACCGCGAGTGGAGACGATCCAAGGATGCAGGCGTACTCTATTCGTCAGATAAACAGACTTATTATGATAAAATTCGTGCGTTTAATAATGCGGATGAGCTTATGCAGACATCAACAAATTATGTTGGTGAAGCACCGAAACATCCACGCAAGGATAATTTCAGGGAATTTGCGCGTGGCAAGGTGGATTACAAGGTGGGCGAAAACGGCTATACTGCGGATGTTGTAGTAGGAATAAAGCCGGATGGCAGTGCGCTTTTATATGACATTGTAAATGTGAAATCTAAAAAAATAACGGAAACACCTTTATTACGGGTCAATGGGACAAAAGTCACACAACCCATAGTCGGTGTTTCCGCTGAGAACAGTATAGCACTCGATAACACAAATAGCAATACTTCCGGAACAAAATTCAAGGGTCTTGCGCTGCAAAGAGAATACCGTCAGGCGGTTGAAAGCGGCAATATGGAACGCGCGCGCGAAATTCTTGCAGAGAAAGCTGCAAGGCGTGGTTATTTGTCGTATGATACCACAGCGGATACACAAAACCACATCATTCAGAATGCAAATCCGGTAGAGGATGATTACCATACATGGATTCGCCATGCAGGAGACGTTCATAGCTTTGCAGAAGTTCTGAATGATTCGGATTGGAATGGTATGGATTTCGACCCGGATTATACATGGGACATGGCACAGAGGGCATTGCAAACAGGCGAAATTACGGTTTACAGCTCTTATCCGATTGGTACGCTTGGCGGGTTTGTTACACCGAGCCGAATGGAGGCGGAAGGCTATGCAGGCAACGGCGAGGTTTACAGCAAAACCGTAAACCTTGACGATATTGCATGGATTGACCCGACCCAGGGGCAGTATGCACCGACGCAGAACGGCGGTATTTACAAGCAGGGTTCGCCTTATGCGAAAATACCGGATGTGACGTATGACGATAATGGTAAATTGATTCCGCTGTCACAGCGATATGATGACAGCCGCACAGATTCACGGTATACACTTGGCTTCACGCCGGAGCAGATCGCAAAGGGAACGGTTCCGCTCTCCGAGGCGATGCAGTACGGCAAGACGCCGGAACAGGCGATGATGGAGGCGCGGGCGAAGGCTGAGGGCGAGAGGGCGCGTAATGGTTATGAAAAAGGCGAAACCATGTCGTTCAAGACTGGGACCCAAATGGGCTACCCCAGCGACACAGTTTCGCCTGACGGAAGTGATATCCCTTCCGTTGATAACAGTATATCCCCAAATGCGGAGAATGGCAATACAGAAGTTAAACCGCTCGGCAACTATGAGATGTACGGCAAGAGCAGGGAACAGGCGATGCGGGAGCTGCAGAACAAGCTGACGGAAAAGCGCTCGTTCCTGCATGACGATGATTACAAGCAGGTGCGCGCGGTACAGTCCGCCGAGCTGCGCGAGACGTGGGAGCAGGCGCGACCGGTACACGAGCAGATCGAGAAATTCCAGAAGAACCACCCGCTTTCCACCAAGGATGAGCAGCTGCTGCAGGCCGCTATGGTGAACGGCGCAACGAACACGTTCAGCCAGTGCGACGATCCGGCGGCGGTGATGCACCGGTATCAGATGCAGCAGGAACTGAATCGCCGGATGCAGCCGATCCGCGACTATCAGCGGGCACGTGGCGAAACCATGGCACTGAATGCCGAGGAAATGGCGGACACCATTGCTGAGTTTGCCAAGGACAAGAAGATTCCTGGTGCGTACAGCCGTGAGACGATGGAGCGCAACAGCTACGACATTTTCGGAAAGAACAACCGCGACAAGGCCGAACAGCTGAATGATGAGTATTTTGCGCCCGTCCACAAGGCGGTGGCAGACCGCACGAACTATGTGAACACCATGCGTCAGCAGGTGGCAGACTTGCACCTGAGCAAGCACGAATCCGCACTGGTGCAGATGGCGCTTGAGGGACGGAATGACGTTGCCGCCGAGTACATCAAGAACAACAACATCAAGGTGACAAGCAAGCTGCAGAAGAATGTTGCGGACGGCGTGGCAACGTTTCAGGCGATTTACAAGGAACTGTATGACTCACTCAACGAAACGCTGCTCTCCAACGGCATGGAGCCGGTACGCGCCCGCAAGAACTATGCGCCGCATTTTGTGAAGGACAAGCCGGACACGCTGCTTTCACGTATTCGCTACAGCTTTGGCTGGGGCAAGGACAGCTCGGTAAATATCGGCACGGATATTGCCGGTATTACGGACGATTTCAGCCCCGGCAAGAAGTGGTTCGGCAACCTGCTCCAGCGCGATGGCGAACTGACCGACTATGACGCGGTTGCGGGCTTTGACCGGTACATCGAGACCGCCGGTGACGTTATCTTTCTGACGGACAGCGTACAGCAGCTGCGCTCGCTTGAGGACGCGCTGCGGTACCGGCTTTCGGACGAGGGCACGCGCGAGAAGGTAAACCAGATCCGCAACGACCGCAGTCTGAACGCGCTTGAACGGCACCAGAAGATTCAGGACGCCTACGACTCCAACACGGATAATATCCAGAAGCTGTACAACCAGAAGAAGCAGGGCATGGGCGGCTATGTTTCCAACCTGCACGAGTATATCAACAACCTTGCGGGCAAGAAGGCACGCGCGGACCGCGGCTGGGAGGAAATGATCGGCCGACAGATGTACACGGTAGCGAAGAACGTTGAGGGACGTGTGGCGGCGAACATGATCGCCATGAACCCCGGCTCGTGGATCACGAACTTTATCCCGATCACGCAGGCGAGCGGCGAGGTGAGCACGGCAAACCTCATCAGAGCCATGCGCGACACGGTGAAAAGCGCCGTGAAGGACGACGGCTTTACGGATGGCTCGGTGTTTCTGACCAACCGCGAGGGCACGCAGTTCCTCGACCGGACGCTGACACGCAAAATCTCTGATATTGCCGGTATGCCGATGGAGGCAATCGACCATTTTACCAGCAACGTGGTGACAAGAGCAAAGTATCTGCAGAATATTCAGAACGGCATGAATGTGCAGGAGGCGTTCGACAATGCGGACACGTTCGCCGCCAATCTGATGGCAGACCGCTCCAAGGGCGCACAGCCGACCGCGTTTAACAGCGTGAACCCTGTCCGCAAGGTGTTTACCATGTTCCAGCTTGAGGTGAACAACCAGCTTTCCTATCTGTTCAAGGACTTGCCGCGGGCAAAGCAGAGCGTACCAAAACTGGCGTGGGCGTACACGAAGGTATTTACCGGAGCGTACCTGTTCAACGCGGTGTATCATCAGCTGACCGGCCGTGATTCGGCGTTTGACCCCATCAGCATAGTTGGTGATGCGTTCGACCTTGACCCGCTGGAGCTGATCGCGGAGGCATTCGGTCTGGGTGACGATGACGACAAGGACAAGAAGAAAAAGTCCGGTGTGGATATCGCGCTTGACCTCGGCGAGAACGTGGCAGAGCAGATTCCGTTTGTGGGCGGCTTAATCGGCGGCGGCCGTGTGCCGATCTCCTCGGCCTTCCCGGCTTTCGGCAAGCTGAAAGAGGAATATGAGAACGGCTACGACAACAAGCGCATTGCGCTTGACGCGGCAAAGAGCGCGGCCAACTCGGCGGCGTACCTGCTGCTGCCGTTCGGCGGCGGTGCTGTAAAGAAGGCGCTTGAGGGCGCGGCAACCATATATGCGGGCGGCAGCTACAGTCTGGACAAGAACGGCGAGAAGATCCTGCAGTTCCCGCAGTACGGCCAGAGTCCGAGAGATTGGGCGCAGGCTATGCTGTTCGGCAAGTCGTCGCTCAAAACTGCGCAGGAGTGGGCTGACGATGATTACAACAGCCTGAACGCAGACGAGACGAAGGTATTCGAGGAGCTGCGGCAGCGCATGAGCTGGAACAAGGACGAGAATGGCAACACTATCGACAATTCCGAGGCGGTATTTGCGGCTATTAAGGCCATGAAGCAACCACTGCGGATGCCAAGGAGAAATACGGCTACGAGAATTACAAGGAGATTGCGGCGGCTTCCATCCGTCAGATGCTGCTTGCAAACAACGACCTTACGCCGATGCAGAAGAAAACGCTCGACCGGCAACTGCTGTCGGCCGGTGATTCCGCAGACTACAACTCTCAGGATGCGTTTGATATTAGCCAGTATGTGCGCGAGAGCAGACAGGACGACGCGGCCGAGGCAATCAAGCACGGTATTTCGGTTGATGATTTCGTCAAGTGGGACAGCGTGATCGAGCAGACATTGGCGGACAACTATGTTGACGCCAAGGACTACGAGGACGGCGAGAACAACCAGCTTTACGCGAAAAACGCTGTGCTGCAGAACATCCTCGACGAGTATGACAAGGACGGCGAACACACGGATGCGGAAAAGAACGCGTTTGCGGACTATGTGCTCGTTTCCGCCATGGGCGAGAGCGACAAGGAGCGTTGGGATGCGGTAAAGGGTACGGTAAATGCAACTGACTTTGTACAGTTTGCGGGCGACATGGCAACGTACAACAAGGAGTACAAGGGTTCCGGCATGAGCAAAAGCGATGCGATGCAGGCCATTCTCAATGGCTATGGCAATCTGTCCGACACGCAGAAGGACGCGCTTTTTGGCGCGTACAGCAACAGCGCGTCCGGCAATGCGTTCCATATCTCTAAGTACGAGGAAGCGATCAAGGACCGCAAGTTCTACAGCTACCTCAAGGACGCCGGAAAGAAGGAGCTGCGCTCCATGCTCAACAGCTACGAGAATCATGTGGCGGACAATGACAAGCTGTCCGGCTGGGAGGCCAAGGCTGCAGTTGCCAAGGAGGCCGGTATTTCGCCGGGTGTGTATGCGCTGTACCAGATGGCGCTCAAGGCGGCAGACACGGACGGCAAGGGCGTAAGCCAGGCAAAGGCCAAGGCCGCCGTAGAATCAATTGACGGACTGACGCAGGCACAGAAGGCGTACCTCTGGCAAAGCTCGAACCGTAAATGGAAGAAGAACCCGTTCGGTTCAGCTACAGTTTCGAAGTACCAGTACGCGGGCGGCGAGTTCGCAAACCCGGTTGAGGGCGGCACGATCCCAGACGGTGGTGCATTTGGTCCGCGTAAGGCGTTTACAACAAGCAATGGCGCAACATCGTCTAAGTGGCACAAGTCCATTGACATTGCCGCGCCTGCCGGTACGGCGATTAATTCGGTTCAGGGCGGCAAGGTAACCGCAAACGGCTGGGTTTCCGGTTACGGCTGGACGATTGAGGTAACACATGACAACGGCTATGTGAGCATGTACCATCACATGCAGAACCAGAGCAGCGTTGCGGTTGGCACGGAAGTAAAGCAGGGGCAGACGATCGGCAACGTCGGCAGTACCGGCAACTCGACAGGTCCGCACCTCGATCTGACAATTACCAAGGACGGCACGCCGGTTGACCCTGCGTCGCTCATCGGCGATTACAAGAATGCCAAGACCGGGTACGTCTACGAAGGCTCGCCGGTTTACACGCAGCTGTCCTCGGCGGCAAGCAAGAGCAAAAAGAGTTCCGGCGGGTCGAGTAGGTCGAGTGGCGGAAGCAGTTCCGGCGGTTTGAAGCAGCTTAAGGGACTTAGTGGTTTGAAAGGATTGGGATTCTGA